CAATCGTTGTTAAACATTCCCCATTCTCCTCTCCCCTGATGTGCCTATAAATATATGAACCTCAAAAAGCGGCTGCCGACGCATATCCATGCCAAATTCGAGTGTACCACGGCGCGGGAAAAAGGATCAAATCAAAATCCAGGCTTAGGCGAGTTCCGGCCGGATTACGTGCTTTTTGCGCCTGCAATAGCCGCGTGTCACGGAAAGATATAAAAAAAGCCCTGGCATGGTATCTTTACCACGCAGGGCTTCCTATGTACGAGCTATAAAAATAGCTCCTCAGCGCAAAGCTGAGGTCTGTGATGCCGAGGACCGGGCTCGAACCGGTACGGTAGTCACCTACCGCAGGATTTTAAGTCCTGTTCCGATAGCCGAACGCGCAAAACCCGCGCCACGACTGTGTTTTCCCCGTTTATCTATCGTTAAATACTCGCTAACTACCCGAGGACCTCATCGTTCATTTATACGTTATGTATTTTCGTAGTCTGCGGTTCTGTGCGCTTGACTACTCTTGCAATTATACGGCAATAATAGCGATTGTGCAAGTTGCGAGACGTACCTATCCGCGCTATAATTACGAATATACGTTCGTAACGAAGGAGGCCACAGCTATGTTGCCGCCGGGAATCACCGACGAAGATCATGCGCTAATAAAACCGTACATTCTGTTGCCGATCGTCTTGTCGGCATTTGAACGCGATTTAAACGTAATAAAGGCCGCAGTAAAGACGCCGGACCCTTACATCGATTTGTTGTCGGCCGCAATGGCCCAAGCAACACGCGAATTAACGGAGTTACGGAAGGAACTCAGACGGCGCGGCATCAAGGTTTACGAAACAGAGCGGACAGAAATCGGCTATCGTGCCGAGTATTTATGCCGGGGCTATCAGCGGACGTTTACGATGCTGGACGGTTTAGTGCGTGCCGAGGGCGGAATACTCATGCGGAAATTTCTCGGGCTGGACATGCGTGAGGTTGAGGCGGCGCGGACGATTGAAGCTGCGCGGGGAGACGAAAAAGACCGCCCAGAATGAGCGGTCATTGCTTCGCGTTTTGGCCGAGGTCGACCGTTTTATGTTTCGAGGAGAATAAACCTTCGGCGATATTCAGCGAAAGGTTTTCCGCTGAGGCCGGTATATTAAAGCTAATCTTTTCCGTTTTCTCAATCCCCGGATTAACGTTTACAAAGCCCGTAGCGATTGTTTGGCTTGTGTACTCATTGCCGGAGTCGTCGCGGATTTTAAATTGGTCCGAATAGAGGTCTGCGGATTTATTCGACGCGTTCGAGGCGACGACATTAAGGGTAACAGTATCGCCGTTTCGCGCTACATCTGCGATCACAACCGAAAACGGCCCCACGGAGATGCTGTCGCCAACTTTAGGCGTTAAGTCCCTCGCATCTACATATTGACCACCGGAACCGCTATCACCTTTCCCCAATCCGAGGATCAGCGAAACAATCATGACTACGAGGCACACCGCCACACCGCCGAGTATAAAAACTATCGATCTATTTCGAGTTTTGTCCATCCTCAATTACAACCTCCCTATCCCCTAAATAATACCATCAACCACACAAAAGTAAAAGACTCTTACGGCCGTTTGTCTTGCGTTACTATACGTAAAAACTCGTCAAAGGACGCAATTTTTATATTTTGTTCGTATTTTGTTCGGTTGCGTTGGGTAACCTTATTGGGTATACTTAAATCAACAGCAAGGGACGACAAAAAATAAACGAAGGAGCGAAACGGAAATGAATATCCTTGAAATGTATGAGAAAGTCAAAAAAATTTATGAACAATATGAAGAAAGTTATTGGTACATAGGCCTCCGCTTTGAAGATAAAGAAAGGGAGATTGGCGAAGAGTGCGAGTGTAGCAGACATAACGGCGATCGCGAAGACGAAAGAGAATTCCCAGCATACGGAACTGATGAGTACGAAGAGTTAGAAGAACTTGACGGAACAAGCGCTTGGAACATGGACCCAAGTCTCATGAAAGAGTATCACCCTGGGGTACAAAGCTTGCGTGGGTTGGACCTCGAAAAAGAATGCTCCCGTCACTTTACGACAAAACATTGCTACGTCATCGCAGGTAACCGTCAAGGTCGTCACGATGATCCGGACCAAGGTGAGATAGTGATCAAGAGCGCCGTGGTTCTGGAACAAATATTCTAAAGACATTTAGTCGGAGGTCTCCGATACTCCGACTTTTTTACATTATGTTCTCGCTTTGTTCGGTTGCTTAACGCAACCAGTTGTGATATATTTATATTAGAGCAAGGGATTAAATAAAAAAAAAGGAGCGAATGAAAATGAAAAAGGTCATGGTAAGAGCTTGGGAAATCGCAAAGGAAGCAGTTGTAAAGTTCGGTGGTAAGGTAAAAGAATACTTCACTCAAGCGCTTACCATGGCTTGGGCGGAGGTGAAAGCACCGAAATTTGTGGAATTTGAACTGAAAGCTGACACTCGCAGATTCAGAACGTGGATCGCTAAAATCGTTGGCCCGCATGAAGTTTACAAGCTCGATCGCAAGTTTTTGAACCAAGACGGTACTGACGAGTACGGCGACAAAGTTTTCCGCCTTTGTAACGGAATCTACGAGTATAATAACGGTAAGCGTCGCGAGTTTATGCGGGTGGCAAACGGCGAATGCAAACTCATTTCTTATAACGAAGTTCTGGCCGCACTATAAATTGAAAAAGTAAAGGAGAATGAACATGAAAGTATATATCAAAGAATCCGGAGAATTTAAAAACCTTGAATTCATCGATCCACGCACAGGAGTGAACAACGCGCAGGATTTGATCGGCAACTATGGAGCTTTGGACGACGGCCAGTTTGAATACGATTCTGAACTGGAATCTTACACCTGCACGGGCGAAACATTTGATTGGTGGAACAAAGTCCTCACCGATCTCGAGGCTGCCGAAGAACGCATCCTTGAAGTGAAAGAAGAATATCCGGAATATGTTGAACAAATCGACGAAGTAACGCAAGCCGCTACGGACACTGACCTGGAATACCATGCCGCAGCTATTAACAGCGCGCTGAACGAATTTATCGAATCGGTAAAGTAGCACCGCCCCTCGAATACGTTGGAGCTGAGTGGATTGCCAAAAACGTGACCGGCACCACTCGGCAAAACGTAACCAAAACAGCGCTGGCAATGCTTAATCCAAGTTATCGCGGGAAAGAAAATAGGTTTCCGCGTCCAGACGCTTTATTTGAGGGGCGGCCACTATGGTTAAAAAGCCATTTTGGGGATGATCAAGAATGATACAAGATCGTATTTGCAGAGAGTGCGGAGTAGATTTTAAAGGCGGTCCACGGGCTTATTATTGCCCGTCCTGCCGGTATGAACGTCAGAAGCAGAATGCGAGAGATTTTAGAGAACGGAAACGATCAGGGAAAGTCCGCCCTTTGGGCAGCAAGGATAAGTGTGAACGCTGTGGGGCTGAATATACGGTACAAGCTGGGGCGCAACGTTTTTGTCCGGAATGTCAGCCGATACACGCGGCTGAATACGACAGGGTGACAAGCTTGGAATTTTATAATCAGCATAAGGACCGTATCAATCCGCCCCGTAAAATAAAACGGCGGAAAAGGAGCAATATTTGTGCGTGGTGCGGAAATGAGTTTGAACCTGTTAACGGAAGCACTACATGCTCGGATGAGTGTCGGCGCCAAGATATAAATAGATACCATCGTGAGCGCGAAAAACGCATCCGCGCCGAATACGCGAGGCCGGAAGGGTCTTATACAATACCTGAGATTGCTCAAAAGCTCGGGAAATCCAGAACAACCATCCTCAAATGGTATAATGCGGGAAAGCTACCGGAACCCGATGGATATGAAAAGAGAGGAAACCCATACTGGTTACCCAACAAAGTAGCGAGTATTTCGGCGCCTAAAAAGAAGTGTGGCTGGTGCGGGAAAGAGTTTGAACCGAAAAAAGGGCAAGCTTTATGCTCGGATGAGTGCAAGCGACAGCATCGTAACAAGTACATGCAGGAGCGCTACGATCGCAAAACGGCGGCCCAAAAAGCACAAACCACTATTTCCAACAGATCAGCACGCATCGATCTCACCGGCCAAAAATACGGGATGCTAACGGTGATTTCGGAAACGTCCCGGGTCGGAAAGCACCGCAGGTATATATGTAGGTGCGACTGCGGGAACGAGGTCCCCGTCAAAGTGGACAGCCTCCGTAGCGGAAATACAAAGTCATGCGGTTGTCTAAAAAGTAAAATAACTCCTCCGAAATTTAAGGACCTAACTGGTAAGCGATACGGACGCCTGGTTGTAATCGAGAGATCATACGAAAAAGCGCTAAATAATCATTCGTTTTGGTTATGCAAGTGCGACTGCGGCAATCCTCGGATCGTTGACAGCGCGGACTTACATAACGGAGTCGCGACAAATTGCGGGAGACGGTGCCCGCTCGGGAAGCGACCGATTATTAATCCGGAGCGCCATTTAAAACAGCAAGAATACCGCAAAGAATACAATCGCAAAAAGAAAAAAGACCCTGCCAGCACGTAGCCAGTAGGGTCTTCGCTTTATTCCTTCGTCCCACCATTCCGTTTATTAAACGCGAGCTCAAACAGCCCCGTGGCCGACAGCCCGGCAATCCCGCCTGCCCAAAGCCGGAGCACCAGCTCCAGGTCCGTAAACGGAAAGGCCGCGGCTCCAACGACTAGTCCGATTACCAGCCCGATCACAGGCACGATGTTTTTCGGCACGTTGACCGTACTCTTGACGAGCTGTACCAGCGCCAACACAAACACGGCCAGCACCGATGCAAACGTCAAAACGCTATCCAATACTTGATTTTCCATGATTATTCCTCCCTCGCATCGAAAAATCCGCGCCGATACATCACGGTAATCAGCCGGTAGAAATCGTAAGATCCGCCGGCCGTCGTGTCTACCGCACCGGCACGCTTGGCCGCCACGCAGGCATCAACGGCCCATACCGGAATTTCCGCCATCTTTGCGTTAGCCTCAAGCGTTGCAATTCGCTTGGCCTGCGCTTCAACCGTTTCCTGCAGCGCCCTAAGTGTCGCCTTTTCTTCCGCCGTCATTTCGCAATCTCCTCCGTTTTTCAGTCGATCTACCTCCGCGGCCACCGCCGGAATGAATCCCTTTAACGCGGCCGCCCTCGTGTTGCCGTCGCCCCAAAACGCGGTGCCCGGACACGTCTTGCTCGATTTGCCCGCGACATAATCGCCGAGCCACGTTCCGTCCGCTTTATACCACGCGTGATAGACGATCGTATTGACGCTCGGCGTTAGTCCGAGTTTTTCGCACAGGCATGCGTAAAGATGGACGATTGTATCACGCTGGGCCGGCGTCATTACATCGCCGCCCCTATCGAAATTGCCGACGTTTTCGATGCAAAGTGCGCCGGCATTTGCGCCTTTAATACCGGCCGGGGTTGCGTTAAGGTCCCGGTCGAGACTGATCGCGATCTTTCCGTCCTCAAACGTCGTGATGTTCTGGCCGGTGCCGGACCACCCTTGCCGCAGGTGGAAATCGCGCATGCCTTCGAGACATGCGAAATGGTCTTGACAAGCGGCCCCGTTAACGATTTTTCGCGTCGTATAATTCGGGGACGCCGTGTGATGCACCTGCAGCTTCGTGATTTTACGCGTGATCTTCTGGCCGGCGAGCCAGTCGCGGAACTCGGCCCGATCCATAAGCAGGAAATTTCCCCGTTTTTCCATCGCCGATCACTCCTTCCCGTGGACGACCGCTTTAATGTCACGGACGTCGAGCGCCAGCGTTTCGTATTGGCTTGCGAGCGTCTCGAATCGGTCCGTCAGCCCTTCCGCCAGCTTCATGAGGCGGTCTTCCCGTTCGCGGGCTTCCGTATTCATCCGTTCTTCGCGCGCGATAGCCTCCGAGTGCATGCGGTCGCGTTCCGCTTTGGCCTCCGCACTCAGGCGCTCCTCCCGCGCTTTAGATTCGTCTTGCATGCGGCGCATCTCGCGCCATAGTATATATCCGATCACGACGGTCAGCAGCGCAAATATGCCGTTTTTGGCTGCGACGTCTAATAGCGTCTGTTCCACGTTGGACCCTCCGCCCTCCCTATAACGTTAAAAGCCCCCGAATGTACTTCGAGGGCGTTAGAGGATTAAACCCCTTCTGTGTGTTCTAGGATGTAGTCTTCAACTGCTTGACGATAGTCAGGATTTGTTACGTCGTCCAATACGTACACCTGACCTGTTTTTGGGTTCATCCCGCCATTCATGATCCGTTCGGCCGCAATACGAACTACTACTTGGTTTACCATTACAAGATCCCTCCCGTTTCGGCATCAGCCATAAGTAATAATTGATCCTCAAGTTCCTGAATCCGCTGCTGTTCAGGGGTTAACTCGATATTTAACTCTTCTAAAATAGGTTGTTTTGTTTTGGGGTCTATGCTGACAATTCGATGCGTTTGCGTGTTTACTGCCCCATACCCCAAATCAATGTAATTTAGCTCGGTAATCGCTTTCCGGGGCAAAACGTCGCTGCCTTCAATCTCCCCAGTTTGGAAGAGTATTTCGCCGTCCTGATCATAGAAAACTCTATTGCCAATTTTCAATTTTCTCACCTCACTCGTACATTACAAAACTATAACTCGTGGACGCTTCCAGTACCGGCAATCTAACTGTATTCTGATCAATAATGACGTCTCCATCTGTCTTGAGTAACACCCCATTAACAGAAATATCAACGGTAGGGTTACCTCCAAAGTTAAAATTGGAATTGTAGGCAGTAAGGTTCCGCTTGGTTGAGTTGTATATCAAAATAACGGAAGGGATAAAGTTGAAATTCAGCAAGTTAACTACCGGATACTGGACTCCAAGACCGTTATCGTTTATAAAGTTATATACAGTACTTCCTGATGTCGATGTACCAGTTGCATACTTCTTGCCTGGGATCAACTTACCTGGAACAACGCCATCCTCAGTTCCAATTGTATAACCTGTTAATACTTGATCGGGGCCGGCCGTTCCATACTCACCCCCTTCACCCTGTAAGATAAAAGACGTTCCATTATAACGCAAAGTGTAAACGCTGTTTGCCTTCAGATTGCCACTGGACAATGCATTTCCGTTCGACTTTAGGATTGTCTTGGCCCCCAGCCCATTGATGTTTATCGTGACAGCGCCAGTGTTTTGGACCGAATTTTTAAAAGAGACTGCCATGCCGTCAACATAAGAGACTGGAGCCGGAGACAGAGTAACTACCTTAGCATTCGCGGTTCCCGTATCAACTCCATATTTCACATGGGAAGTATTATCGGCCGAGTGTGTGTTTAGATTTGTCTGAACTATACCAGCAGCATCGACTCCTTCACTTCCTCTGTCATACGCTGTCTTAACTGCTTTTGGTGTGGCAGCCAGCACCTCAGATGTGCTGTCCGTGGCGCTGGAGAGCTGCGTGATACCTTTTTGCGTCAGGGTAGCATCTGGCACCGTCACGTCTTCCAGCGCAGCCTTAACGTTTGTATCCACCGCCTGGGCCAGCGCATTCATATCGCGAGGCACGTCGGCCGTCGCGTTCTCGTCAATCAACGGTAAGTTTAGATTCGGCGTATTCGCCATTATTTCGTCATCCCCCGGTTATAAATTTCTGCATACGTTTTGCCCGTCGCCGCCACCTCCGCATATGTCATTCCCGTTGCTTTTAACTCCGCGTAGGTATAAAAACGGAAAACGTAGTCAATCGCCATATGGGCCGGAACGATATCGCGCAGGGTATCTTTGAGCAGGTCGATTTGCTCCGGGACCCCAAGCGTGCTCACAAACGTTATCACGATCGTATATTCGGCGGCCTTGTTCGTGACGGCTACTTCTCCGTTCGCATAGGCCGACGCGACATTCTCGATTAACTCCGCGTCTACCTTGCCGACCCCGCGCAGTTTACTGAGCAATACCTCGCGCCGCTGGGCATACGTCTTCGTCGGGTCCGTTGTGACGCCGAATATCCGCTCCCAATGCGCCAGCCCCCACGTGGCCGTTTCGATAAAAAACTGCGCCAGCACATCGAAAATGTTGGCGTTAAGTCGCGCCAATTCTTCGGCCTCACGGTCGACAATGTTATCCGCAACCTTCACGCCTTCGTAATACTTCGGCAGATAGTCGTGCATGTCGCGCTGTATTTCGGCAAGTGTCCGCATCAGGTCACGTTCACCGTCCCAAGCACCGCGACTGCCC